AGGGTGGATTCCAACTCCATTGACTGGAAATCATGATGGTTTGAAGCGTATTTTTTGGCAGGGAAGCAGTACGCACGAGGAAGATTGGAAGGAGTGTTTTGAGGCAGTTGAGCACATAATGAAGCAAAGAATTGATGTTAGGTTGGTTTTGATGGGTTTCTTACCAGTTTGTGTGCGGGACAAGATGAATGAGGCGCATTTTAGGGGGAGGATTGAGCATCTTGAGTCGTTAGATCCGGAGGCTTATTTCAGGATCATCAAGCATATTCGGGCTGAAGTTGGTTTGGCTCCGTTAGCTTACAATAATTTCAATCAGGCGAAGTCTAATATCAAGTGGATGGAGAACTCGATGATTGGGATGCCGACAGTATCATCGGATGTCGGTGTTTACAACTTTGATGGTGGTGTTGAGGGGTTCAAGTGTGAGACGACGGAAGAGTGGATTGATGCCATTCAGACTTGTTTGGATAACAGTTTTTCAAGGGTGGGGATGGTTGAAAATGCACGCAAGAGAATCAGAGGAGAACTTGACATCAGAAACATCGCAAAAATCTGGAAGTCAGTGCTTTGTGGAGTTGCCAATTCCAATTTTTGAGTTGGTGATCGAACCGACCATTCAAATTTCAGACCTTGAGAGGTCGGCTGAAGCAATGAGTGCCAAGCGGAAGATACTTGTTTGTGCTCAGAATAAATGTCATCATTGTGAGTCTTCGGTGAGGACGATTCCGGATTATTGTCAGTTTACGATTCTTCATGTTTTGGAAACGAATGAGTTTGAGAGTAAGGAGATGCCAAGGAGATCGGGGAAGACGACGAAATTGGTATCGATGGCGAATCAATTGGACGAGGCTGGGTTCTTGGTGTATTACATCACCGAGAACGAGCTAACGGCTAAGAAGGTCATGGAAAGGTATGGATTGGAGGATGGAGTGAGGGCGATGGGATGGAGGCAGGCGATAAATCAGTTGAGGGGAGTGACACCTGGAGTGGTCTTGGTTGACGAGGTTCAGGTCAATGATTTGGAGCAGTTGAGGAGTCTGATAGGGTCAAAATTCAATGTTTTGGCTCATTATTGGACGAGGCGGTAGCGTGATAAATCCTTTATATTTGAACCTAACTGTAGAGAGTGTAAGGAGATCATTATGAACTTGTTTTTTGCAGGGCTTCGGTCGATGTTGTCGATGGATTTGGATCGAATGGATTTAGGATCAGTCGCTAGGCAATTTATCCAGGATGAGATTATTCCAAAGTTGCAGAAGAAGCTGGATATGGCTTCAACTGACAATCAGAAGGAGCGTTTGGAAAATCTAATTGTGGCGTATGGGAAGTGTGTTGATCCACGGTCTCAAGAGTCGAAGGAATTTAACAGTCTTGCCGTGACTGTTATCAAGTCTGTAGTGCGTCAGTTTGGGCAGGAAGATCGAGATCTAATGGAGGACATGTCTCAGCAATTGGCGATGGATTTTTTCAAACCACTTCCTGGAGGAGAGGATGAGTTGCGGGATACTCTTAGGCGTTTAAATGAAGAAGAGGGTCCATATGCTTTGAAAAAGATATGGATGAGTGCGATAGACAAACGGGTAAAATACCATCTTAGGCAGATTCAAAGGAAGGAACAGGAGCGGACGGTTCAACTTAATAAAGATGATGAGGGAGTAGAAGAGTTGAATCCACTGGAGAGTGTACCTGGTCATGCCAATATCAATGAAGATGATGTTGAGCAGGTGATTGGGGATTTGTCTGAATATATGCATAGGAGGTTGAGGAATCCGAAGTTTGTAGCCATGTTTGATATTTGGTTTGATTTGGTTCAAGAGAAGGGGCCTTCCGTGGACATGAAGAGGGATGTTTATCCAGTTCTTGCAGACAAAGGTTTTGCTGGTACTTACAATGCAATGATGGAGCAGTGGAAGGACAATGTTGCTCGTGAAGCGTTCAATTTCTTGACTAAGGAGTTGGGACAAAAAATGGCTCCACAGATAAAGAAGATTCTGCATCTCAGTTCTGTTGATGCTTTGGCGCATGTGGAGTTTCGCAGGAGGATGGCGGCTTGGGTGCTTGGTGGTGTTATTCGTGCCATGATTGAGGCATGATAGTGGGTTAAACAGTTGCAAGGGGTTTTAGTATGCCGAGTTATGACTATTTGTGCAAAAATTGTGATGAGACATTTGAGATTAGGCACTCGTTCAAGGAGATGCCAATCGTCGTTTGTCCTCTTTGTAAGTCCAGAGACACGCACAAGGTTCCATCCTTGCCAGGGCTTATCGTTCACACTGGGCGATCTAACCGAATGGATCAAGCCCATGATCAAGTCAAACGCAATCTTGACATGAAGGAAGAGATGCGTCGTGACATGGGCATTGAGAAGATTGCCCCTCTTCGTGGTTCAACCATGAAGCAGATTTACGATGATGCCAAGGCTCAATCCTCGTATATCAAGGAAAGCATGGCGTCACAGGCAGAACAGCGTGCGGCAGAGAAGAGGGTAAAGAATAAGGAGTGGACCAAGAAAGCCCTTCAGAGGACTCCAGAGAGGGCAAAGATCAGGTCTGAGTATAAGGCGAAGGAAGCCGCCAAGAAAAGGTCGGTCAGCATATGAAACCAAAACGAAAAAAGAAGGTATTCACGCCGTTGAATTGCGATGTGATAAAACTTTTTCGAAGGACGGATAGGGAGGATGGGTATAATCACTTGGACCTTAGAGTCGTCAAGTGGGAGAAGAGCAAAGAAAGGATGTTGGAAAAGAGGCACACTTGGATTATTAAGGATGGATCACTCAGAACTTGTCAATTAGTTGGATTGACGCTGGATGATGTCAATTTTATTGTAGAGAATCAGGAAGAAATCAGGAAAAATCTCAAAGGGGAAACAGATGTCAATGCACAAACTTCCGACACAGTATCAGGAATGGAAGAAGATTTTGAAAAAGGACCATCAGTATTATGTGTATGAGCATTTCGATCCAGAGACTAATGAAACTTTATATGTAGGGAGAGGATCGGGACAGAGGGCTTGGGCGTGTACCGGAGGATATGCTGAATCAAAATACGGTAATCGATCTAGGGTGCATATGGAGCGATTGAAGCGTTTAATGAGTTTAGGTTTTCTTCCATGTGATTGGGTTAGAATAATCGACAAGGGATTAGAAAATAGTCAGGCTTTATTTATAGAACAAAGAGAGATTAGAAGCAGGATTCCAAAATACAATCGTCCTATAGGATTGAAATTATGTAAAATGAGTTGGGATGATATTGATATTGAAATAGCAATAGGACTTCGAGGGCAAAGAAAGTCTTACAGGGACATTGGAAGACAACTTGGAGTTAGCACGATGGTAGTTTTTCGTGCTTTGAATGGTAAAACAAAGAATCGAGTGAGGGCAGCATGAACACGAAACTTATGAGCAGTTATTCGCAATTTATTCACTTGGGACACTATGCAAGATGGGTGGAGACGCAGGGCAGGCGGGAGACTTGGGAGGAAACGGTTGATCGTTATATCAATTACATGTGCGATAAGCAGTGTGCGGGTAAGATTTCAGACGAAGTGAAGAGCGAGCTTCGTGAGGGAATCTTGAATCTTGAAGTGATGCCGTCAATGCGTTGTATGATGACGGCAGGTAAGGCTCTTGATTCAGATCAGATTGCTGGATACAATTGTAGCTTTAGGGCTATTAACGATCTTTCAGCATTTGATGAGATCATGTATTTATTGATGAATGGAGTTGGAGTGGGGATTTCTGTTGAGAGACAATTCATAGCATGTTTACCGACAGTATCTGATAGAATTCATACTTCCAAGACAGTCATTAAGGTTGAAGATTCTCGTGCAGGATGGGCATCGGCATATCGTGAATTGATCAGTATGCTTTATCAGGGTCGAATTCCTGAATGGGATGTTTCGGCAGTGAGACCTGCTGGGGCTAAATTAAAGACTTTCGGTGGAAGGGCAAGCGGTCCTCAGCCTTTGATTGATCTTTTCAAATTCACTATTGATACGTTCAAAACGGCTGTGGACCGCAAGTTGACATCTATTGAGTGTCACGATATTTGTTGTAAGATTGGAGAAATCGTAATTTCCGGGGGTGTAAGACGATCCGCTTTGTTATCTTTGTCAAATCCATCTGATGATCGGATGCGTCACGCTAAGAGTGGAAATTGGTTTGATTTAACACCTTGGAGGTCAATGGCAAATAATAGTTGTGCTTATACTGAAAAACCAACTATGGATGTTTTCTTCAGAGAATGGTTGGCATTATATGAATCGAAGAGTGGGGAGAGGGGAATCTTCAATCGTCAAGCTGCAAAAGAGCAGATGAAAAAACATGGTCGTCGTGATTCAAATCATGATTTTGGATTAAATCCGTGTGTTGTTGGAGAAGCTCTAGTTTCCGTGGCAGATGGACGGATACATGTTCCAATCTCCGTTTTAGCCGAAGAAGGAAAAGATGTGCCGGTATATTGCTATGACGGAAAAGGAGAGATTGTTATTAGAACGATGAGAAATCCTCGTGTGACTGGGTACAAGAGCAAAATCTTGAAGGTAACAATGGACGACGGTTCTTTTGTTCGGGTGACACCTAATCATAAGATTCGTTTATCTTCTGGAGAATATATTGAAGCTAGAATGATCCAGGTTGGCGACAGTTTGAAGACAAAAACCAGATATGCTTCATCTATCAAATGGATTTGCAATGACGACAAAAGGCACGGGAATTATTGGTGGATTTGCGATGGACAAAGGAAGAATAAGGCCGAACATAGAATCATCGCCGAGAGTCTGCTTGGCAGGAAATTGAAAGCAGGAGAGGTTGTTCATCACAAGGATAGAAATGGATTCAACAACACTATTGAAAACTTGGAAGTGATGCACAGAAATGAGCACAATGCAATTCACAGGGAAAGTATGTTGGGAGATAATAACCCTATGAGGAGGGCCAAGACGGAGTGGAGCGAGCAAGAATGGGAGACTTATCGAAAGAAGCAAAGTATTGCCAATTCAGGAAGTAATAATGGAAATTTCGGAGGATTGTCTCACGAAGAAGTTAGAAATCATGCACTAGTGCTTACTCGCAGGCTTGGAAGAAGATTCAATAACCCAGAATGGATGGATTATGCTAGAGACAATGGAGTGCCACAGAGATTGAGCAAGTGGAGATTAGACGAGATTGGGTCATTTTCAAAGTTGTCATTATGGGCAGCAATGGAGTGCGGGATAGAATATGCGGACGCCAGACCAGATGCGGTAAAAACATGTCAGTCTCTTTTATCTCAAGGTTATGACGCATTCGTAAGAGATGACATAGTTTTCATTCGCAGGGTATGCGAAAATTGTGGAGAAATTTTTGAGGTTAGGGGAAGGTGTCGGGAGATATCTTTTTGTAGTCAAAAATGTTCTTCGAAAAATAACTGGAAGACTCATAAGGATAAAATTTTGATGGGTATGGAAAGGAGTCATGTTGTCAAGAAAGACAATTTAAGAATTGAGCAAATGAAAGTTTTCACAGGACTAAAGTTTAAGATCGGCAGAACTCCAGAAAAGAAGGAGTGGGTCGAGGAGTGCCAGACTTCCAAGATTAGTTCTGAGATATGTCGGGACTCAAGCCCATTCAGGTACTGGAGGGATTTGAAGAGTCAAGCTGTGATGTTCAACCATCGTGTTGTTTCGGTAGTTGATGATGGAATTGACACAGTTTATAATGGGACAGTAGATGAATTTCACAACTTCTTCACAGGAGGATTTGAATCTAAGACAGAAGATGGCAATCGGAAGATGGTTTATATCAATAACATGAACTGCGGTGAAATTTTTCTTAGAAGTAAATCGTGCTGTAATTTGACAGAGGTTGTTATTCGATCAACGGATGGGGTGAAGGATTTGATTCGAAAGGTAAGATTGGCAACTATTCTTGGAACAATGCAGGCCACGTTGACGAACTTCAAATATTTAGGACCAGAATGGAAAAAGAATACGGAAGAAGAGGCTCTTCTTGGGGTAAGTCTTACTGGTGATATGGATAATGAACTGACATCGGGTAGATTGGGAAAGAAGGAATTAAAGGATGCACTAGACCTGATGAGATTGTCTACTATAAAAGTAAACAAGGAGTTTGCAAAATTGCTTGGCATCAATTCAGCAGCAGCAATTACAACAGGAAAGCCAAGTGGGACAATTTCTCAATTGTGTGATTGTTCTAGTGGGATTCACGCAAGATTCGCAAAGTGGTATATCAGAAGAGTGCGTTGTGATATTAAAGACCCATTGGCACTTATGATGATTGAAATGGGATTTCCAAATGAGGTTGATTTGTGGAAACCGGAACATCAGATGGTTTTTTCGTTTCCGGTAGCTTCTCCTGAATCATCTGTTGTTGCTGACTCAGTGTCAGCATTAGAACAATTAGAGCTTTGGTTGATATATCGAAATCATTGGTGCGATCACAATCAATCTTGCACTGTATATATTAAAGAGCACGAATGGATGGAGGTTGGAGCGTGGGTTTACAAACATTTTGATGAAGTTGCAGGTATAGCATTTTTACCATATTCAAACCAGTACAAACAGGCTCCATACGAAGAGATTAACAAGGCAGAGTACGATGAATTGTTGTCTAAGATGCCAAAGAAAATTGACTGGTCAAAACTTAACAAGTATGAGACGGATGATGCGAATGTTATTCATCGGGAGGTGGTGTGTAGTGGCACTTCTTGTGAGTTGGTTGATTTGGTAAAATAGCGATAAGTCTAGGCACGGTCCAGTCCCCCATATTCTCGGCCTGGGGGCTGGCCGTGCTGATGGCTTTTAGGAGTGTTGATGGCGGACCATTTTTCAAAGATGCTTGATTTTGCTCGTCAGGGTGATAGTGGCACAGACCAGGAGTTCACGGGCGAGTTTCATCCAGATTCAGAGGAAGTCAAGGCTTGGCAGACCCCATTGTCACAAGAGGACAATGGGGAGTTTCAGTATGCCAATAAGAGTCCGACTGAACTACGGAGGATGATTGAGGTAGAGAGGGATGCTGTTAGGTTGACGCAGATGAACAAGATCATGAGTCAGTTTATCGTCAGGGGGTGGGCGATTGACCAAGATGATCCAAGGGCGATAAGGGCAGGGGAACCATATCGGGGAGAGCCGAAGAAGGATATTAGACCGGAAAGCATTTTGAAGATGGGGAAGGATGTGAAGCCAGTATCGAATGTGGTGGGAGACTCGGGTGGTAGAAGCATCTCTGATTTGTCGAAGAGTGGAGATGGAATGGGAATGGTGAAGGGACCTGGCGGAGTTTGGGAGGAACAGTAATGACCATCTTTGATGCACACTGTCATGTATTCAATGGAAGCATTCTAGCAGATGCGGTCCCAAGTGAGGAATTGAAGGTTGGAAGAGATGCTTTGGCACCAGGATCGGTAGGTAGTTGGTGGTCATGGATGAAGGAGACCGCTACGGTACTGGTTGCTTCTGAAGAGGATAATAATCAGTTCATTTGCGATAGGTTGCAGGCAAACATTCCAGGTGCTGATTTGTATGCCACCATCCCGTTGATGATGGACATTCGGTATTTCTTTGGACATCCATTGCAAGCTATAGAGAAGATTCCGACGGGACCATTGGTATTTGAGGATGGATTGCAGAACCAGATAAACGCCTTACAAGACCTTTCTGCGGCAGGAAATTGCTATCCATTCTTCGCAGTAGACCCAAGGCGTCCTGGCGTCATAGAGGCTATTCTGGACGGCCAGTTTGTCACCAGGAAGCCTGGAGGGTTCTACGGGGTCAAGTTATATCCTCGGTTGGGATATCACCCTATGGCAGGTAGGTTGCCAGAGTTGTATAGTTATTGTGCGAAAAACGACATTCCGATTACAACTCATTGTTCGACTGGCGGATTTCCTCCGTGGAAGACAGAAAATGGTGAGTTTTGCAATCCGGAGAACTATCGGTCGGCATTGGAGTTAAATCCAGGATTGAGGATTGACATTGCTCATTGGGGGTATGGTAGTTATCAGTGGAGTGGGACTATCTTGAATTTGATGAGGACATATACGAATGTTTACTCAGATTTGTCTTGTTATACGGGACAGGATGATTTGATCAATTTTAAGATTCCGATTTGGGCTTATCCGTTGGCTAGGCAGAGAACGATGTATGGTAGTGATTTCGATGTTTTTTATTTCACAAAGACGGATTTGGATATGGATCAATATGTTCAATCATTCAAGGTTCAGTTTAATCAGGATGAGTTGAATGTGATGATGAGTCAATTACCGACAGTATTTTTGGGGTTATAAGTATGAATGAGACGACAACAGTAGTAAAGATGAAGTTGGCTGATTTGAAGCCAGCAGAATATAATCCTCGAAAGATAACGGACGAGGCATTTGCTGGGCTTGGGAATTCCATTAGTCGATTCGGGATTCTTTCCCACATTGTTTGGAACAAGAGAACTGGAAATATTGTTGGTGGGCATCAGAGGTACAAGCATTTGGTGGAGATGGGAGAGATTGAGACGGAGGTAATTGTTGTTGATTTGGATGATAACGAGGAGGTAGCTCTCAATATTACTTTAAACAACAAGGCGATTCGAGGTGACTTCACGAAGGATGTGGTGGCCCAACTCAGGATATCAGAGGCACAACTTGGCAGCGCATTCAAGCAGATAGGTTTATTGGATTTATATGAGAATCTTCGCAGTAGGGGATTTGAAAAGAAGGTTAGGGAGAAGTTGGAAAAGATACCCAAGGAGAATTCGGAGAGTAAAGAGGGTCAGAGACAGGGAGATGGAGGGAACACACAAGAGAAGCCGGTGGGAGACAAACCGCAGGCAGTTTTGACTTGTCCAGGGTGCAAGAGTCAGTGGAAGTTGCAGGACAATGAGGTAATTTGCAATACGGTGACGGGAACAGGCAATTTAGTAGGAGTTTGAAATGTTGCTTAGGAAATGGGAAACCAAGGTTGTTAAATTGAAGGATGTGATTCCGCAAGATGACAATCCTCGTGTCATTGATCCGGTTGCATTGACCGGATTGAAGGCGTCTATTGACCGATTTGGGTATGTGGAGTTGATTATTTGGAATAAGCAGACCAAGCATGTTATTGGTGGACACCAGAGGTTTTCAGTTTTATTGCAGGAAAAGGTCATAGAAGTTCCGATGATTGTGGTTGATATGTCGCCAGAAGATGAGTTGGCGGCTAGTTTGACGATGAATAATCCAGCAATTGAGGGTGAATTTGATGAGCCGGTAATGGAATTGATGGGACAAGTTGAACAAGCAGCTCCAGAGTTGTTTAAGGCAGTCAGGATGGATGATTTGAAGGCCACATTGGAGCGGAGTATGGATAGGACGGTTGGCAATACTGACAATACAGAAGAATGGGATACGGAGTGTCCCTGTTGTGGCAAACGATGGAAGGTAGAAGCTAGAGATATCACAGTAGTCAAGGGGAAGATATGAACTTTGTAATGGAACGTAAGAAGTTATCGGAAATGACTCCGGCAGGATACAACCCAAGGGAAATTAGGGCAGAAGCTTTGGCCGGGTTGGGAGGTTCCATTGAAAAGTTCGGTGTCATTGTGCCGATTATTTGGAACAAGAGGACTGGCAACATCGTCGGGGGACATCAGCGTTACAAGGTGCTGATGGAAAAGGGAGTGGAGGAGACGGATGTTGTCGTGGTTGATTTGGATGACAATGAGGAGGTAGCACTCAATATTACAATGAACAACCCTGCAACAAGAGGGATGTTTACTAAGAGCGTGGTTCGTCTTTTGGAACAGTCTAAGAAGGAGATTGTGGATGAGTTCCAGAAGATTGGATTGGATGACATGTTGAATTATTTGAGTCGTTTCAAGTTCGAGGAGAGGGCAGGGGGAGAAAGCAAGGAGAAAAAGGATACAGGAACGGGAAAGACGAAAGAGGGTATGATGTGCCCTAGATGCAGAAGTGTTTGGAAGAAGGATACAGGAGAGATAGTCAAGAGGAGTGGGGGTGTTCAATGAGTGAGTTGGGAAAAATCAATGTAAAGACGGTACCATTTTCTAAAGTTCAGCCGATGCCGGACAATCCAAGAATTATTGACGATGTAGCATTTAGGGGTTTACGGGCCTCTTTGGATCGTTTCGGATATGTTGAACCGATTGTTTGGAATAGAACAACGGGGCATATCGTGGGAGGTCATCAGAGATTCAAGGTTCTTGTGAGTCAAGGGGCAACTGAAGCACCTATGGTTATCGTGGACATTTCAAAAGAAGAGGAAATGTCGGCTAATTTAACTTTAAACAATCCTGAAATTGAAGGAGAGTTTAATCCTGGTGCATTGAAATTGGTACAATCAGTGCAGGGTGCAGATGGCGAGTTGTATAAGAATTTGAGATTGGACAACTTGGAAGATTCGCTCGCCAAAAGGTTCAGGGAAGGCGGAGACAGGGATTTTGTCAATCAGGAAGTTGATGTGGATGGTTTGGTGAAGAATTGTGATGCTGTTTGTCCATGTTGCGGGTTTGTTTGGGAATCAAGCGATAAGGACCTAATAGATTTGGAGAAGATTCATGTCTGATGCACATAGATTTCCTTATTGTTGGAAGAGAGCAGACTTGGCTAATGTAAAAAAGCACGGTCATTCTGTCTTCTCCACTTTCGCTTGTGGTGGGGGGTCATCATTCGGCTATAAGATGGCTGGTTTTGATGTGATAGGGTGCAATGAGATCGATAAGGAGATGATTGCATTTTATAAGGCCAATCATAATCCGAAGTTTCCATTTTTAGCACCGATTCAGGAGTTCAAAAAAAGAGAAGATTTACCACCAGAGTTATTCAATCTCGACATTTTAGACGGAAGCCCCCCTTGTTTCCCGGCCGGGACACCCGTGAGGACAGTTAGAGGGGATGTGCCAATCGAGAGTGTGAGGGTTGGCGAGAAGGTTCTGTGTCATGATGGAAGGTATGGGGTGACGATTAAGACTATGTGTCGTGAAGATTGTGGTCCTATGGTGTCTCTGGATTTCAAGTATGGTCGGGAACAGGTCGTGGCGACGCCGGAGCATCCTTTTATGGTGAGAAGGAGAGGTTCTGAGTACCGGGGTCGGTCGCTTGTGAAGAATTATGCGGAGCCGAAGTGGTGTTCGGCGGGTGAGGTGAAGAGGGGAGACCTCGTATTGGAGCCTTTTCAGGTGGACAGGGAGATACCGGAGATGCCGCAGGTCAACGTATATTATGGCACGAGAGTTGGTATGTTTGGAAGAAGGGCCGAGGTTCCGGTATCCAGTCTTGGTTTTGCTTGGGTGGTGGGATTGTATTTGGCCGAAGGACATCTGAGAGGAAGGGAGCCTGATGGAGTGAGGAAGGGTCCTACACGCAGGGAGGTGATATTTTCCTTGAATGAGGGGGAGGTGGATGGACTCAGGACCAAGATGGAGGAATTGGGATGGCCATCCCACAAGAGTCGAAACGGTAAGAGTGTGTTTAGGTTGTCCATGAGTAACTTGGACTTGTGGGCCGTATTGGGATGGTTTGGCAAGGGAGCGTCGAACAAGGTAATTCCTGAATGGTGTCATGCTATGCCGGTGGAGTGGCAGGCTCGGGTGTTGGACTCCTATTTCAAGGGAGATGGATATGAGTATGCGAATATCAGAAGCGGAGCGGTATCTGTAAAGGCCGATACCGTTTCGAGGAGGTTGGCGTTTGGGATAGCCAGAATGGTATCCAGAGTTCACGGGGTGGTTGCGTCCGTGAAGAAGGTTGCGGAGCCGAGAAAAATGTTGATTCAAGGAAGGTTAGTGTCTTGTAAAGAGACCTGGAATGTAGGATGGAGGAGGGGAGGGTTTGGAAGAAGTAGACCCGGAATGGTTGATGATCGTGGGGTGTGGATTCCTGTGAGAAAGGTGGGAATCACTAATCCAGATTCAAGGGAGGTGTATAACCTATCGGTGATGGGACAGGAGACATATATAGCTGGAGGGTTTGCTGTTCATAATTGTTCAAATTTTTCCATGGCAGGCAGTCGAGAGGAAGCTTGGGGTAAGAAGAAGAAGTTTCGGGAAGGACAGCAAGAGCAATTCCTTTCGGACTTGTTTTTTGAGTATTTAGACCTTGTGGATAAGTTGAGGCCAAAGGTAGCAGTAGCGGAGAATGTCAAGGGCATGTTGATCGGAAATGCCAAGGGGTATTGCAAGCTCATTTGTGATCGATTCGCTGAGATTGGTTATGATGTTCAACTTTTTCTGCTCAATGCGGCTACAATGGGGGTTCCTCAAGCCAGAGAAAGGGTCTTTTTTATTGCCCGTAGAAGGGATTTGGGGATGGCACCTCTAAAAATGGAGTTCAGAGAGGCACCTATTCGCTTCAAGGATGTGGCGGCAAGTCTTCCATTTCAAGACCTTGCAGGGACAGGGGCCAACATGGTAGATAGGGCATATTGGCACAGGACGAGGCCAGGAGACGCCTATTCGTCGGTGTCTGGTGGAAGTTATTTCAATTGGGTACGATTGAGCATGGATCGGGTTAGTCCTACCGTAGCAGCAACTGAAAATATGAAGCATCCAGATGAGTTGCGGCATCTCAGTTGGGTTGAAATTTGTCTAATTGGTTCATATCCATATGATTACGACTTTAATGGAGTTGTCAGGAGTAAAAGGGTGTATTGTATTGGCATGAGTGTTCCACCTGTGATGATGGCTCAGATTGCCGCTCAGATTGCAGAACAGTGTTTTGGAGTCCCGGCGGATCAAATTAATGAACCATGGAAGTCTAAGTCGTGAAAATTCTAGTTCAAGATGGTGGGGGCGTATTTGGCAGGATTCAGGCACGAATTATGATGGAGGCTGATTGTTTTGAAAAATTTGATGCTCATGTTGGAACTTCCATTGGGGCGACTTTAGCCGAGGCGTATGCTCTTGAGGTACCGAGTAGGGTTTCTCCGGAGTTTTTTGATCAGTGGATGTATCAAATTTTCAAGAAGGAGTGGCTTCGCAGCTATAATCCATTGGTATCTAAGTATTCAGATACTGGATTAAACAATGCTTTGAGGTCAGTATTTGGGTCATTAAGATTTGGGGATGCTAAGAAGCCTTTATTTATTACGGCGGCAGACATAGGCCAGAAGAACTTGAAGGTTTTTTCATCATTGAGTTCAGAGGATCAGAGATGGCCAGCATGGGAGATTGGCAGGGCGGCAACGGCAGCAGAGACTTATTTTATGCCATGGAAGGGGTTTGCCGACGGTGGTATTTTCGCTAACAATCCAAGCATGGTTGGCTTAGCTGCGGCGGTAAAGGTGTTGGGATGTAGGATTGAGGATGTTGAGATACTTTCAATCGGGACGGGTCAGAATTCCAGTGATTCTGGAAAGCCTCCAAGGACTCGCATTGGGTTTGGAATTTGGACGGTAGAGGCGATGCTGAATGGGGCAGCTAGTAGCATGCATGAGTATTTTGTCAGTGCGATGCCGGTGAAGAAGTATACCAGGATTCAGTTTGTCAAGGAACCAGGATGGAAGATGGATGATCCAAAGTGTATGTATTACGCAGAACGCAAATGGGCATTAGACATTCAGGATGCAATCAAGATCGTTAGGGATTTCTAAGGGGGTAAGTGTTATGAGTAGCTTTGGTGAGATTCTTGCTGAGTTTAAGAAGGCAGAAGAGGCTGAAAATATTGTGGCGATTATTGAGGACAATGATCTTCAAAACGGGATGATTGCCTGGAAATCTGTAAGGATCAAGTATAAGGCAGCTAGTGATTGTCAGGATAAAGACCCTGTTGCAAAGTGGTATTGGTTGTGGGATCAAATCGAGTACAATGCAAATGAGTTTGGGGTGGTTGCAGGATCAAAAGCTCAGAATGTGGGTGCCCTCATTACAAGATTGAAGGGATTGCGTTTAATCTATCCTGATGGAACTGTTCATAATTTAGCCAGTCAGTATCTTCAGAGTATAATATTTGTCAAATTATCAGTAGGCCGTAAGAATCGTGTTGAAAAACCCAGTGTTGACAAGACACCTAAGAATGTTGAAAATCATCAGTAGGGAAGATACTTTTTGGGTATAATGTGACAGGGCAAGGAGTAATAGGGCGAAAGTCTTGGAATTATAAAGGAGATGGGTTATGAGTGATGGGCCGTTGAATGTTTCAATGAAGGATACTGATAAAATTATTGGGAAGTTTGCCGTGCTTTATCGCAATGAGGTAAAAACTTTGGCGAAGATTGAAAGTTTCGTCAAGGTTGATGAGAAGGAAAGGCGGATGATTTACGAGGTGCATGCTGGACCTGACAAGGGTAAGCGGTATAGCAGTAAGTACGACGAGAGTCAGATGGCTCTTGTTTATGATGACAATAACAAGATTTTAGCTGGTTTGGAGACTTGATTGGCTAATCTTGGCATATGTCGCAAGTGTAAGTCATGCCAGAAACTGAGTCTTGGGCTTCTTGACGGTCAGGATCGCCAAATAGCCTCAGCTTTGGTATGGTGTATTTTATCTGGGCCAGTTCCGGAGTCTATTGGATGGAATTCAGAGGTGCCAGATAATTGTCCTTATCGGTTGGAGCATATTGTGACAAACGATGCTTTTTCTGATTTGGTGGACAGCGACATGGATGAAGGAGATTAGCATGAAGCCCGATTTTCAGTTGAATGACCACGAAATTTACATGGACAATGCTGCTACAACGGCAGTGGCAGAGGAAGTCCTGGATGCAATGAAGCCTTATTTCGAGGAGAAGTATGGCAATCCTGAGACTGTTTATCAGCTAGGACGAGATGCCAAGTGTGCAGTATCTACGGCAAGGGCTTCAATTTCCGACATCATCAAGTGTCAACCAGAGGAGTTGTTTTTCACTTCTGGGGGTACTGAGGCAAACAATTGGGCAATTAAGATGGCCGGGACAAGTCTTCCGGATCAAGGTGTGATGGTGAGTTCCATAGAGCATGCATCCGTTCTGAAATCTGCAAAATATAGATGTAGGAATGTGCCATACTTCGAGATTCCAGTCGATAGTTATGGGGTAGTAGACCTGGTAGTAATGGAAAACGAGTTGAAGACTCGAAAATATGCCCTCGTCAGTGTTCAATATGCCAACAACGAGATCGGAACCATTCAACCAATAGCTAAGATTTCTGAGTTGTGCAAGGAACATGGAGTTTATTTCCATTGTGATGCTGTTCAGGCGTTCGGCAAGGTCAAGTTCGATGTGGATGATGTTGGGGCAGACCTGATTTCACTCTCATCTCACAAAATTCACGGACCTATGGGTATGGGTGCCCTGTATGTCAAGCAGGGGACGATTCTGGAACCTTTGTTGCATGGAGGAGGACAAGAGGGAGGGATGAGGTCTGGAACGCTCGCAGTGCCCGAAATTGTCGGTTTTGGCAAGGCTGCTGAAATGTCCATTGATTCAATCAAAACAGACATGCCAAGGTTGATGAAGTTGTCTGAAGATTTGGCCAACCAGATTTGTCTATCTTTCAAGGCTAAGAGGAATGGACATTCGACCCAGAGATTGCCAAATATCGTGAATGTGACGATTCCGGGCATGGAAACGAGTGTGGTTTGCGGAATTATGTGTTCCAAGTTTGGTATTTGTCTTTCGGCGGGTGCAGCTTGTTCTACGGCAAAGAGGCAATCTCATGTTCTTGAAGCGATAGGACATGATGCCAAAGACGCTCTTTCGACACTCAGATTCAGTTTGAGTCGATACAATACGGCAGAGGAAATCACGATGGTATTTTGTCGTTTGCAGGCAGCGGGGAATCAGGCTGAGAGTAGGAGTCTTATTTGAGTAAGACGGAACATGGTGAATTGAAGGAGGATGTCTCTCCGGTGAGTGTCGGGGTGATTGAGAGGGGTGATGAGGTGATTCTGGAATTTGACAAGGCAGTGTCATGGATAATAATAGACCCATTGCAAGCGATAAAAATAGCGGAAAAACTGAAGGCGGAAGCGTTGGGGATTCTGAGAAAGCAGGCAGGGAGTTGACTTCTTCAGATAAAATCATGACCTCAATGTTGTTTTCCCAGGTCATTATATCGGCCATTGTGGGGGTTGGATTGTCAAACCACTTAGGAATGGTTTGGACTATTTTGATATGCGTGTTGTTGGGATCAGTGGGGATGTTCTTTGGAATGGCAATGGGGGTTGTGAGATATCGGAATGAAGGGGACTCATTCAAAGAAGCATTTAGATTCATTCAGATGGCAACAGAGATGAGGTGTAGGAGAAAGATACAGGAAGCGGTGGCAAATACGAAGATGGAATGTCTTGGGTTTGCATTAGAATCAGCAAGGGTGGTCGCAGATAAGGTTGCGAATAGGATCATAGCCAGGCATGCAAAAAACTTGTTGGAGCCAGAGTATCTTGAGGCTACATTGGTGGACACAAATGAGATTGTGAATGAGGAATTGAAGGCATTCGAGGAGGCGTTGAAAACAGAGGATTGAAATTTTTTCATTTTTTTGTTGATGAGTCACAAGTCATCCGTGTATAGTGATTGTGACGGCTGAGAAGGCCAAAGGAATTGAAGACTGAGATGAACTTGAATTGGCATAGCATTAAAGAGCAGAAGCCAGTGGCCGGAGCGATTGAAACAGATTGCCCGACAACTCTGGGGTTCTCGCTTTTTTCTGTGTCATAGGAAGCAGAAAAGAGAGTCGAGAAGAGGAACCCCCAGAGAGAAATCTTAGGGGGTTCTTTTTTTCTCCCTGATTTTGGTGATGGATTGGTAATGTAGGAGTGTCGAAGGTCATCCTGTGAGTAGGATGTGGATTGAAACATGTAGCAGGGTGAGAGAGACAAGTTCACCGACGGTCCTCATGGTGGGGGCTGTAGATCATTGACAACTGAATCTCGAAAGCGATGCAACTCGTTCCACGGGTGGCCAAAGGGGAATACTCTTTGACATCAATGGAACGGGTTGCCTTCGCTCCGTACTGCCCTCAAACACTGAGGAAGGGTTGGGTTCGATGCCCAACGCCTGACGGCATAACCTGTTGGGAAGTAGTGTAGGTGGATGCACATCGTTGGCAAGTGGAGGACAGTACGGAGCGGAGAAAGTCGCAATGTTTTGAACACAATTCATCTGATCTAGACAGGTGAGTGCGGAGATAGACGGTGTGAAGTTCTATATGGTCTAATGGATGGGCATGCCCTCGCAAAGGGGTAGATACGGTTCGAATCCGTGAAGGGATCAGCACGAAAACCGGAACGAACGTGAAATCCCCGCAGTGTTCATTTTTTTAATGCTCCTGTCGTCTACCGGCTAGGACATTGGCTTCTCAAGCCAAGAAAGGCGGTTCGACCCCGCTCAGGAGTACCAAAGAGGAGAAATACGGGTTCGATGCCCGTCTGGCCCGAAAGGGCTGGTAGTTTAATAGGCAGAACACTTCTCGTTTTCAATGGGTGTGTAGCTCAGTCGGTAGAGCAACTGCCTCTTAAGCAGTGGGCCGCAGGTTCAATCCCTGTCACGCCTACCATTTATTGTTGATGTTGCTTGTCACATTCTATTGTGGAGTGTGTGGATTGAAACAATGCCGAGAGCGTAAAGTCGTAAGGAACCGGAGAAATTCGGGGAGATAGGGAAGAAAGTGGTGAAATTCCACACCCGGCACCATCTTATAAGAGGTGAACCACCTGTAGGCATACAGAAATTGATCGTTGTTAAAAGCGATTTGTGGTTGTGACCTAACGAGGAGAGACGACATGTGGTGTATAGAGCACGGTGAACCTAGTATTCGGCTCACGCTGAAGAACGGGGAGCAGGATCATGGGCAGGTCATGAACTTCGGAACAATACGTCTGCGAAAGCGACCGTGAAATCCCTCACAACTTTGAATCTTGGGGTTACTCTCTGATTGCGGAAGCGTCCACCACGAATGTTGGATACGCCAGAGAAAAATCACAGAAGACTGACAATGAGCGGTTCAAACCCGTCGCCCGTGTGTTTGTTTGGGCTAAGTCAGTAATGTGGCAGGGTGGTTTCTAAGCCCACCTATGGGACAGCGTAAGAAAGGGGGAATGTGTTATGGCAGGACCAGAAAAAGAAGATCATCGTAGTCATGCGGAAACTTGTAGTGATGCTTGGCAAAATGGAGCAGATGCCGAGAGTTTGGAAGAAGCACGAGATCATGCATTTGATACACGAGATGATTAATTAAAGACATCGTTGGAAAAAATCGCACTGATAGCCTTAGCGTAAGCATGAGGTAAGGTTGTGCAAGCAGTGGACGGGCGGGTAGACAACCTATCCCGCATAATTCGATGCAGTCAAGAGTGTGACGGTTTAGCACGGAAGCCTGTGGAGCTTTCAGAGCGAGTTCGACTCTCGTTTGGCTGCCCATTTGAAAGTGATGTGGCGTCTTCAGCGTGTGGTTACTTCACCGTTAATGAAAAAACACCTCATTGCGATTATTGTCGCTCATCACTTTCGATTCTTTTGGGAACGGTATGGCGTCTTCAGCACGGGGTTACTTCAACTTCAAATGGAAAAACACCTCATTGCGATTTTTGTCGCCATACTGTTCTTGATTCACTTTTGATTCGGGGCAGTCTTCAGCGGGGAGATACTTCATTGAATAAATCTTAGGTCGTTAGTTCAAATCTAACCCTCACCACCAGAAAATGGTGAGGTAGCTCAGACTGGTAGAGCGGAGATCGCAAGGCTTTCTGTGAATTTTGGCTGTCCCGAATCAGATTTCATTGTAAAGTAGTCTTGCAATGTAAAGTGATCAAGTTTAGCATCGTGATTTACTTTACATTGGAGGATGTTTTTTTGTGAGGGCGTGTAACTCAGTTGGTAGAGTGCAACTCTGATAAGGTTGATGCCCCTGGTTCGACTCCAGGCACGCCCACCAGAGTCCGAAGGTCATTGGTTTGGTAGCCAATTACTCCGACCAGAATATCGGGGTGTAGCTCAGATACCATTAAGAGCGTCGGACACTTATTTTGGGAGGGGGAAATACAACATGGTACTCCGGGGTAAATCGATCACGGCGTGGACCCGAACCGTGATAAAATGATCGTGTCATCGGGTCCACAAACGGACAAGCCAGGAGTCCTAAGAGTAACTGGCAGACACATCTTTTCTTCATCCGTCAGGGTGCTTCCAGCAACTTGATAGAGGACGTTTCCAGCGACCTCGTAGGATGAAGTTTTTAAGGACATGGTTGAAACAGCAAACCCAAAGAAAGAGAGGTCGCAATGAAATGCGATGGTAAACGAGGTAAGATGGGTGTGTAATGGGGGTGTAGCTTAGATGGTAAAGCACCGCACTTCGATTGGAGTGCCTAGTTGGAAACAACTAGAGTAGAACTTGTCAAATTCGGTGAACGGTTAATTTCTTCGATTGGTATTATTCCAGAAGAAGAACCTCCCAACGCCGAGCCAAGCCCGTAAATGGGAAGGTGTAGAGACTTGACGGCAGGAATCTAAAGTCGCAAGACTATCAAAAATAAGTTGGAGAATTGTCAGGAGGGATATAACCAAGAAATTGTTGGAGTATTTTCGAAGTCATCCTTGTGTGGATTGCGGAGAGAATCGTCCGTTGAGATTGGAGTTTGATCATGTAAGGGGTAAAAAGGATTTTTGCATAAGTGAGGGCATTAGGAGAAGACAGTGTTGGTCGAAGATTTTGAAAGAAATAGACAAGTGTGAGGTGAGATGCTCCAATTGCCATGCTGAAAAAACTGCAAGAGATGGAAATTCGTTTATGTGGCAGATGCTTGAGTCTGAAAAGAATAGGAGTTTGGATTGATTATGTGCCTGTCGTATAACGGCTTAGTACATTCGGCTTTCTACCGGATAGTCGGGGTTCGACTCCCCGTAGGCATACCAACGATTCATCATACAATCGGCTTGAAAACCCGACGAGGCTCACAGGGCTAGAGACAATGGCGTCAAGCAAGTATGTCCCCAGGAACGGCGAGTTCGGCATAGGGACAATGTAGGTTGGAATCCTACTGAATCGTGTTTTCGTTTGCTCCTGTAGCTCATTTGGATAGAGCGTCTCGCTACGGACGAGAAGGTGGCTGGTTCAACCCCAGTCAGGAGCACCAGCTATCATAGCCTGTTCGTTCATCGGAAAGGATTACGGACCGTCGATCCGTGGAGAGGGGTTCAACTCCCCTACAGGCTGCCATTTTTCATAGCAGATAGAGGAAGTTCGGGGATACATTGCTTAAAGCAGGAGGATGATAATAAGTCCGTTTTTACTGCTGAGGTATTAAGCCAAACAGACCGTAGTGGGTGAGCAACACGTTGATGGTCGGGTTGGTGCAGTGGAGAAATTCACCTTGTGAAAGCAAGAGACGAATGTTGATTGGAAAACAGAACTCCGGCTACTGAGAATCAACGCTGTTTGTTGTGAAAATCTTCGGATGAAAAGTGTATAATGGGAATGATTGGAAAAACAGCGAACCGAGTTGGTGCTAGTCATGGAAGCCTCAATTGGGCTATCTATCGCTGATGGAGAAATCAGACATGCAGAAGGTAACAAGGGCGGTGGCGGCGGGTATGGCAGGTGTGGTGGTTATGGCATCCGTGTTGGTGGCGGGATGCAAGATGAATCCGGATCAGATTGCGGCATTGTCTCAGGCGGCTGGGACATCGGCGGCGGTCGTTTGGGTTGCTTATGACAATCCTTCTGAGTCACAGAAGGTTGAGGTTGCACGGGTTCTTACGATGGTACAGACGAACATTGGAATTGTTGGATCGAATTCCTATGTGACCGTTCTCTATCCGAAGGTAGTGGCGTATGTGACGGCCACAACGAATATTCCAGCCATTGATAAGCCTTTGGTGGAAGCTGGTGCGTTAGCAATCCTGGGTGGCGTGGATATGATGTTTGCCTCGCATCCTGATTGGAAGACGGATACGCAACAGGTTGGAGTTTATGCGAGTGCGTTCATTACGGGTGCTCAGGCGGCATTGATTCTGCCCCCGAATGATCCTCAGATTGTGAGTGCGACTAACTGTAACAAGGTGCGATTAGGAATTAAGCGGTAACGCATTGATTCTGTTGATCTTGTGAAAGGGCAGTCGGCTTAGGTCGGCTGTCCTTTTTTGATATGCTGGGGTGACTGAGTGGTCGAAAGTAAGGGCTTTGTAAGCCTTCGGAGAAATCCCTCGCTGGTTCAAATCCAGTCCCCAGCTCCAACTATCAAGTGTCAAATTAGTTTCAATTAGTAGTTGCTTGGAAATTTGATGTGAAATAAATCAAGTGTCAAATTAGTTTCAATTAGTAGTTGCTTGGAAATTTGATGTGAAATAAATCAAGTGTAGTCCAATATTCCAGGATGTCCAATGATGTTGGACCAGTAGAATACAAGTCAGTAGCTCAATTGGCAGAGTGGCGGTCTCCAAAACCGCAGGTTAAGAGTTCGATTCTCTTCTGACTTGCCAAAATCTAAAGAAAAAATTGTAGTTTACAGCATAGGGGTTGAGGTGGTATTCTGTTGTTGAAGCAATCGAAAGGTTGTTTCATGACATTGCGGTGTTGTGGCGGAGGGAAACGCACGGGCTTGCCCGATCTTGTAACATCACTCTGGCCGAGGGATGATGGGACAAGTGCAAGGAACCAACCTTGTCAGCACTTCGATGTCTATCTTTTACCCGTTCTGGGTATAATGGTTTATGAACCAAGTTGCTGTCTTTTACTGTGATAGGTGCAATTGGAGGAAATTGCAAAGCAGCACTCATCGGGTATATGGTTCGGAGTTTTTGACCATCAAGTGTCCGATGTGTGGGGATTATGCCATAGCCAGAAAAATGTCGGTTCCAGAGGGGTGTATTTTCACGAGTGGGTGTTTACCAGATGAGAAGGAAGAGAAGGGATTGAATTATGAAGGTGATGGATGTTCCAGGGGTGTTAGATCGAACAAGCGATGGAACTGGTTGCGGGGATGTTTGTCAGGTAGTGATTTACAATGACAATCATAATACTTGTGAGCATGTTTTAATGTGTTTGATGTCGGTATTTGGACATTCATCTGGGTTGGCTGAGAAGATCATGATGGAGGCCCATATGAAAGGCAAGTCGATTGCACAGGTTGAGGGGTTTGAGGAAGCGGTAAAGCATGTTATGGAACTGAAGTCTTTGGGTATTGGAGCGGATATTCAGGGTATTTCAGTGGGAATTTAGGTTAATCAAGAAAAGTAAGTGTTATGATTAGAACTTATTTGGATCAGGAGGAAGTTAAGGAGGTCATAGATTTGGGGATTGCTCAAAACAATGGAAAGCCACCAGACATTCGCAAGACGAATAGTGGGTTTCACAACAATGATATTCCTAATGCTTTTGGGATCAATTCTGGAAATCGGGCTTATCCTCATATCATTGGTTTGATTGGAGAGTTTGGGCTGGGAAAATATATGAATTGGCTAGTAAACAAGAGTGTGACTGTGAATGGGGATGGGGTTGATTTTCCAGGAGTAGAAGCGAAGACAATTGCGACAGATGCTAAGGATCAGACTTTGAAGGTCAAGGAACGTGAATTTGAGAAGAAGAAGCCGAGGTATTATGTTTTGAATCGTATTTGTGTCAGGAATCCGAGGGTGGTGGAGCATATGGGTCAGATTAGCAGGTCTGATTTTGACAGGAAGAAGAGAAAAGTGGTATACAAGAATGAGGACGGGGAATTGTGTGAGAGTGAAACCTGGCAAGTAAACATTATCGATTTGGATGTGATTGACAAGGATATTTTGAATTTGGGGAGGCAGGAAGCGATAGGTGAACAGGCTGCGGAGGATGACCGAAAGAGGGTTGAGAATGAGGCGGAGAGAAACAGGAATGTTCATTTGGAGATGCCAAGATCTGGTAAGGATTTTATCAGTAAGATGAGACAGAATGGTGTTTTGTGGAAGTAGATCACTTAGTTTTCAAGTTATGGGCTTGTAGCTCAATTGGGGTCATCGTATAACGGTATTACACGAGGCTGGCAGTCTTGTTACCAGGGTTCAACTCCCTGTGGCTCCACCAAGTTTATGGGGCATTGATTCAGCGGTAGAATGCAGGCTTTGACAACTTATGGGGGTATGGTGTAATTGGCAGCATGAGAGATTTGCATTCTCTTAGTCTCGGTTCAAATCCGAGTACCTCCACTATGTTGTTATAACAATTATTTTATATTTGTTCTATCTATGGAGAGTACAACACTGTATGGCTCCATAGGAGGATGTATGAAAGTGGTTGATGTTGTTTGTTGTCATTGCGGGAAGATGTTTCAGAGGAAATTGGGAGAAGTTAGGAGGAAAGAAAGGGACGGCACCAAAAACTACTGTTCTAATAAATGTCAGGCTCATCTTAAAAGGATAGTTCAGAAGAAGATTTGTGCCTTTTGTGGTAAAGAGGTCGAGGTTGGGGCTTTGGTATTGCGGACCAACAAGACGGGGAATTTCTTTTGTGATCGAACTTGTGCCTCCAGGTTTAATGGGAAGATAAGGGCTGTAGAGGTTCTTTGCGAGAATTGTGGCGGAGAAATTCCATTAAACAGAAAATGGAGGAATAAATATTGTTCTAGTAAGTGTTGTGCGGACTCTAAGTATAAGGATAGAATTCGTAAATGGTTAGCCGGAGAAATAACAGGCAATGACGGATTGAGTGGAGAACAGACCACGGATTGGGTTCGGAGATACTGTTTTGAAAGAGCTGGAGGCAAGTGTGAGGCATTACTAGAGGATGGTACGAGATGCAATTGGTCGAGAAAGAATCCGATAACAGGAAGGGTCCCATTATCTGTTCATCATAAGAATGGGAATTACAAAGAGACGATGCCTGACAATCTGATCTTGATATGTCCAAATTGTCATAGCTTGACATCGAATTATGGTTCTTTGAATCGAGGAAAAGGAAGAAAAAATCGTCTGAAGAAGTTGCGAGTTTTTTTGAGAGCCTCTCCAGGTCCACCATTGACAGGATGAAATGTATAGGGTAAAGTGGTGAGGATTTCTTTATATTCTGGATGAAGGTAGGAGGATTAAGCAATGACAGCAGAACAGATCGTGAGTGGTGTTGGAAGTCTGGTCACAACGCATGCGGCAGACTGGAATGTTATTACTAAGAATGGGATGACATCGACTCCACAGGTATATCAATCCAATGGAGACATTGTGGCTTTTGTGGATATGTTGCAGGCTAGAACTGGAGCACATTTCA